ACACAACACATCACTAGATCATCATGAGTTCCATCGTCAGCTTCCCATGATGTACTTTTTCCAATAAACGTTGTCAACTCACTTATTGTATCAAAATCTTCTATGATTAGATTGTCTCTCTCTATCATATCTTTGAGAGTTGCACAACCAATTCGTTTTACTTGTTTAGTGGTACGGATTCCCATCGATACATTTTTAGAAAACCCTCCACCAATCTGTTGACCATTCCTACCATGCATCGTGACCATCATCATATTTTCGTATTCCATATCATGATAAAGTATGTCAGCCACTTGTTGTCCTATGTCGTTTACTTCCACTAAAACAAATGCTTCGTTGTATTTCTGAGCAGCAGTGAAAATAACATTAGGATATAACATTGGTGAAATATCATTTTTCCGATACTTTGCGACTTGACGGTAGGGTTGCTTCGTTACATCAAACAAAGAAAATGCAGAGTAGTCAAGACCGACTCCTCTCGCAACATCACACACCATTACATAAGTATGTCCCAATATCGGTTCTTGGTAAACATCTAATCCTCCATTTTGATAAACTGGTGTCTTGTAAGCTAGTGAAAGAAGTTTCTCCGTAGAAATAAGTGTGTTAGAACTACCTAAGAAAGAACATTCAAACTCTTGTTGAAATTGTCGTTCTGAAGTATTTCGTATCGTTTTCTCTTTCCATTCTTGGTCTCTATCTGGAACTTGTGACCAATGAACGGAAATTGGAGAATAATCATTGTTCTTCTCTTCGGCATCTGTCCACAATTTGTAAAACAGATTCATTCCGTTTGGAGTAGATACTATGAATACTTTGGTGGTTTTACCAGAGGAAATCGTAGGATACACAGAACTGAAAAACTCTTCGGAAATGTTAGAAGGAACAAATGCAAACTCATCTAGAAAAATAATGTTGAAAGAACCACCTCGAATAGCAGAACCAGAAGTCGAACTAGCGAGAATCTTTGAGCCGTTTTCTAACTCAATGTTTCCTTTGTTCCATATCAGTATTCCTTGTTGCAACCACTTCGGCATATGTTCGTATGCCAGTTGTAATCTTCCAAGAAGTTCCATTGCTGTTGTCTTCTTGTTCGCAAGAATTGCAACCGAAACATTTTCGTTGAAAAGAATGTAATGAAGAAGGTAAGCAAGGATAGTAGTTGATTTACCAGATTGTCTGGCCATCTTACAGATCACAAATCTTTCGTTGTGAAATCTGTTTATCATATCTTCTTGGTAATCACGAACATCAAAATTTATCAACCCTTCATCAAGAGAAACAATTTTGATGTGTTCAGTTACAAAATGTAGAGGGTCTTGTTGACATCGGATGTATTCCCCTACTTGCTCTTCTGTCCAATCTTGTGGAACGTGAGCAGATTTGAGTAACGGATTTCCTAAGTAAGTTCCATGTTCAGGCATAATTTATTTTAGTGGTGGAGAATATAACAAACCTCCGTCTTTGTAGAGTTTATTCAATCCTCGTTTTAGTCCTAGTTTTTTTATGATATTACGTTCAAATATTTCTTCGTAATTTCCTACTTGTTTAATTATATCATACGACCAAGTTGCGGGCAATCCCAATTTCGCACCAAGATTAGGATGGTCTAGACCATTTTTCTCTCCCATAAATCTTTGAATGTTTGGGTTTATATTGTCCTTGAATGTATCAATATTCTTTGAGTTGATACCCATCTCTTCTGCAATAAACAAAACATATACCGACCATCTTACGATGTCTGACCATTGCTGGTCTCCATACTTAACTACCGGCCCTAGTGGTTCTTTAGAAATAATCTCTGGTAATATTATGTGCAATTCGGGATTGTTGAAACCTAGACGATTTGAGGCCAACCCTGACCTATCTGTACCGTACATATCACAATCACCCCTAAGATACACATCCTTTGTCTTTTCATCCTCTCCAACATTTATAGGAATATACTTTATTTCGTGTAACTCCATAAAGTCTGCAATGTTCTTTGCAGCTGTACCAGATCCAGAGAAACATATTTTAGCTCCGTGCATCTGTTTGGCAGAGGATACACCTAGTGTTCTTTTAGTAATAAATCCTTGACCATCATAATATGTTGTTGGTAGAAATTCAAATTTCTTGAGTACATTTCTTGTAAAGGTATACGTTGTAGCTGCAGACAACATATCAATAGTTCCATCTATCAAATGTGTAAATCTAGAAACTCCATCTACTATTTCATATTGTATAGCAGTTGTATCTCCAAAGACAGCTGCTGCGACCGCTTTACAAACATCAATATCAAATCCTTCCCATATAGCACCACTTTCAGTATCATATACCTCTTCAGAGAAGCCAGGAAATTCATCGTTAGTTCCACAAATAATAAATCCTCTTTTTACTACTCTATCAAATGTGGTTCCGTATGTTGGATTATATTCTAGTACTGGTTCATCCTTCTTATTCATCACCATCTGTTTGACTTTTTCTATTTCAGTCAAAGTCATTCCACTATGATCCATCATCGGATGCGCAGTCTTACTCTTACCCATTACAGAGTTGTCTATAATCATCATCCAAAATATCCATACCAGACATGCGATAAGTTTTCCGGCAAGTATCATTTCAGAGTCCTATAAACTGCCATTAGTTCCTCATCCGATGGATTTATCGCTGAAGAATATCTCTTATGTCCCACTCTCATGAATGCTTTGATATCGGAAAAACTTGGATATATTGATTGTAGGTTGTGAAGTAGATAATCTGGATCTAAGTGGCAAGATGCACACGCGTTATCTTTAGCAAATACTCTTGTGGACTTTTTGAATCTTTCGCTCTGAACTAATACGGCGGAAAGATCTTTCTCCATATATGTTATTCTCTTATCTATCTCATGTACTTGATTTTGAAAACTTTCATCCATATCTGGCATAATCATAAAGATTAAGTATACTAGAAGTGCAATGATGACGTAGATGAATGATTTGCTTGCGACAATCTGATCTTTATTTGAAAGTTCTATTTGTTGAACTTCTTCAACTTTTTTATCTATCTCTTCAATGTCGTGTTGAAGTATTTTTTGGTCTTTTCCGTTTGCTTGTGTTTTTTCTTGTTGTGCCATAATCTATTTTCCTTTTCCAACTTGATTCAACTTTTTAGTTATTTGTTGTTGAAACCATTTCAATACAATAGGTATACTTACATTAGAAGTGAGTCCAAATAAAAATCCTACTGGATACCGATAACTTATGTACGGTGCTAATTGTGGAACATTATTAAAAACTATTGAAATTAACAAATAGCCCGTGAGAGACATTCCCATGTTGATTATAAGATCAAATCCTATTAACCAACTATGTCCCTCATATTTCTCTTTATTATCTGTTCTATAATTGAATAGGAAAAGCCAAAATGATGCAAATAATATAACTGACATCATTATGAGCTCATCTAACGCGAAAAGTTCATTCATAATTTTACTTCCTTTTAAGTTTAGGGGACTCCTATTTTCTTCAAGTCATTGATTGTTGAATTGGCGTTGATATGGTGAACTCCTATACCTCCGGCAGACTCCCATTCTTTGATATTTCCCATGTGGTCATCTATCAAAATATTTGGTCTTTTGTCTTTACCGTCCATAGCAAAGTTCTTCTTGTGTTTTCTCAATACTATTTTCATTCTATTTGATGGAAGTTTAAAATTTTTCTGCATCCATCGTGTTTTATCTTTCCATGCTCGTTTTGCAATAGGGCCTCTTGATTCTCTTGGTACTGCAGTCAACATAAAAGGTTGAAATTGTTTTATATATCCCCATAATACACGAGCATCGGGCATTTGTGGTAATTGTAAAAACATATCAACTGGTAAATCATCCCAATCATCATCCGTAAATTTATGTCCTAAAAGATTTGTGGTGTATGCGATAAAATCAGCCACCACCCCATCCATGTCACAATAGATTTGTGGATTATCAAATTCTGTTAAATGTTGGGAAAATGATTTCATTTAAATCGCTCTAATTTATTTTCCAGCTCTTTTCAACACGGTTATTTTCTTTTTCCAGGCTGGTTTTTTCATTTCTTTTTCAATCACTTGAAGGGTTTCTAACATATTATGGTATGTACTCATATAACTATCAATGGAGTCATAGTTACCATCTTTAGCCCAGTCAGCAAATTGTTTAGAGGCTTTAATCAATTTATCTTTGAGTTGAGAAAATCCTAATCTCCCAAATCCATTAGTCATAATTTCTGGATCTTCAGCATCTTCTAAGGTTTTGGGTTTAGTATCCCAAATATATGCATCTCTTGCTTCAGTAATGTTATCAAAATTTTTAAATTTTCTCATTTAATCCTTAAATATATTGAGTAAACCCATTATACTAGCCACTGCTAGACCTATTGCTCCACC